CGGCGCCGACCCCCTTGAGCGAGGCTTGATGTCGCCACGGCGTGCGCGTTGTGACCCACGATCTAGCTTCGGCGACGATCTCGGCCCGGCAGGCGACCGAGGTCAACTCGCACAGGCTCGCCGTGTAGAGCTTCATCAACCCCAGAAACTCGGCGTCGAAGGTGAAGCGCCCCGACGATACATTCCCGATCCAGCCCGAGCGCTGCACCAGCGGCGTCATGGTGAGGTCGGCCCAGTTGACCTGGAAGATGGTGACCCGCGCGTTGTCGTAGAGACCGGCGAGGAGATCCTCGTCGGTGATCGCGTCGTCGGTAAAGACACCCAGCCCCTTGGTGTTGTCGACGTTCAGCGCGTCCGCCGTGGTGACGGCCTTGGAGCCGATCGCCGCCGCGGCGCGATAGGTGGCGTGCAGGCGATTCCACGGCGCCGCCCAGCCGGAGATGGCGAGATCCGTATCGTGATCGGTGAAGGCGAACTCTTCGCCGTCCTCGCGGATGATGAGGACGCACGTCGCCATCGTCTGCCAGTGCTGCGCCAGGTGGGATTTCAGCGCCGTCCCGACGGATTTCATACCAGCCGCACCTCGATCAGCTCGATCTGTTGCCAACCGGTGATAAGGCCGAACGAGCGGTTGCGGTTCAAGATGACGGCGCGCATCAGGTCGGTGTTGAAGCGCACCGGCACGTCGAACTCGCCCGACCACGACGTGGGCGCCCCGGTCGAGGTGACGATGCCGGTGGTCGAGTCGACGGCGATGCCGCTGCCGCCGGTGACGGTGACCTTGCCGGAGACCGGCTTCTGGATCTTGCGGTTGTGCTGGATCGCCCCGCACGTATAGCGCTTGTACATCTGGTAGTGCGTCGCATCGATCACCGCAAAGACGCCCGCTGCGCTGGTGGCGACGTAGCCGCCGACATCGTGATCGGTGTAGTCGAGCCAGTCCTTCAGGCGGAAGTAGCCGTGCATGCCGCCGACGGCGTAGAAGAAGCCGAGGAGATCGTTGACCACCTCCGGCCTGCGCGCGTCGAAGCTCACCACATACTGATGCCGCGCCTGTTCCCAGTTGCGGTTCGCGTACTCGACCCCGGAGTCGAGCTCGGCGATCGAGGTCGAAAACCCCGGTCCGCCGGTCAAGTCGAAGGATGGGCGGTCGGGGAACCTGGGGCTTTCGAGCATTGGCATTTAGGCCACCACGAAACGGTTGCCCTTGCGCATGTTTTCCACCGCCGGGACTATTTTCAGATTCGCCGGTATGTGCAGGCCACACACCTTCGGGTGCTTTAGCGGAACGATGTGGTCGACGTGGCGGCGGATACCGTCCTTCTCCAATTCCTTCGCTAGCGCATAAATCCGCTTCACTTCCATTTGATCTGACCAAGATGGAATAGCCGATTCCTTGCGCGCTCGTCGCTCGTTCACGACTGCCAGCGCCCGCTCAGGGTGGTCGCGCGCCCATTGCCGACATTGTTCTCGGTGGTGCTCGCGGTTTTCGTCGCGCCACCTAGCACCCTTAGCTAGGCAATGTTCCCGTGTCCTGATGTATTTCTCGCGCGATCTCGCGCGCTCCTTTTCTAGATTCTCGGCATACCTAGCCTTATAACGAGCCGAGTCGCGCTCCTTGTTGGCTTCTCGATAAGCCTTGCGTGTCTCCTTCACTTCTTCAGTCGCGTTCTTCCTCTTGTGTCTTGCCAAAACTCGATCTCTAGTCTTGTTGTATCGAATGCGGTCATGGACCAGCCTGCATTCCAAACACCGGCCGCCGCGTGTTTCCCGCTTTGTCATGTGTCCGCGACAGCAAGGCTCGGCGGGGAGATACGTCTTCGCGCCTGCGGCAGCGGCATCTGCCTGCGGACCGGGTTTGTGCTTGACCATTTAGCCGCTCCGGTCCATCACGCGCTGCAGCTCGAGCCCGAACTGGAGTCGCGTCTGGTCGATGGTCGAGCGGGTGGCGCCCGCCGGCACGTTGATGTTGACGGTGATGTTGCGCGCGGCGCGCTTTGACGTCAGCACATCGTTAGGGATCACCTGCGCGCCGCGTGGCAGGTGCACGAGCTCGGGCCCGCGCTCGCCGACTGTGGCCCAGCCGCCGCGGGACATGCCGCCACTCGCGAATCCCGGCAGGTCGTATCCACTCGTCCAACCGGCGGTCCCGCCGCCGGTACTGCCGCCGAAGTAGGCGCCGGCCAATTTCGTCAATACCGCGACGATGTCGCCACCCCCACCGCTGCCGCTCTTGCCGAAGATCGACTCCGCGATGTTCTGCGCGGCGATGCGCGAAATCGAAGCGACGATCTGCTTCTCCATGTCCTTGAAGGCAGCGGACAGGCTCTTGGTACCGTCGACGACCGAGGCGAACGCATCGGTGAAGGAGTTGGCGAAGATGTCGGTGAACTTCTTTAACTCCTCCGCGTCCTTTTTCGCCTGTTCGGCGATGCGCTTGTCGCCGATCAGTCCCTGCCGCTCCTTGAGTAGCCGAATCTGATCCTCGGTAGCTTTGATCCACATCTCATTTGCTTCGCCCCACTTAAGCACCGCCAGCTCCGCTTCCTTGGTGGCGATGACGTCGGCGAGCTTGGCATCGGTCAGGCGGTTTACCGCTTCCTCGCCGCCCTTCAGGAACGCGATCTGCTCTTGCAGTTGCTCGTTGCCCTGTTTGATCGACTCGACCTCCTGCATCGCCGATTTGATCGCATGATTGGTCGCGTCCTGTATGCGTTGCTCGGCCTTGGCCGCTTCCTCGGCGGCCTTCTTCCTTTCCTCCTCGGACTTCTTCAACTCCTTGGCCGCGTCGATCTCCTGCGCCGTGAGGAAAATCTTCTTCTCGAGTTCCGGCGTGAGGCCCGAATTGGCCTTTTGCTTGAGTTCGATCACCGCGAGCAGCGCGGTTTCGGCGGCGGTCAGATCCTGCGTGCCCTCCAGTTGCCGTTTGAGCGTGTCCAGATAGCGCTGGGCCTCGCTCGTTTGCTCCTTCAGCGCTTTCGCCGTGCCACCGCCCGGCAGCGCAGGTGCTGGCGGCTTGCGCTGCGCGAGTATGTCGCGAACGTCGCCGGTGAATCCCATGTTCGCGACGTTCGCCTCGATCTCCCGCCGCTGCTGGAATTGCAGGAACTGGCGCTGCAGGGGATCGGTGACGGTGCGCAAGTTCTCACCGACCGACTTGAACGGGTTGATGGTGCCGAACTTGAGCAGCGCAGCCCAGAAGCCGCCGGCCAGTTTGATGCCTTCACTGAATTCGGCGGTCAGCCGCGCAAGGGGCGGCACCACATTGATCAGGATCGCGTTCTTGAACGTTTCACTGTCTACGCTCAAGCGGCGCCACGCCTTCCCGAGCTCTTCGGCTTCCTTCGCCTGCTTGGTGGTGATCGTGGCCTGCACATCCTGCAGTTGCGCCATGTCCTTCAGCACTGGCAGCAGTGCCCCGCCCTGCTTGCCGAATAGCGCAACCGCCAGCCCTACCTTGTTGACGCCGTCTTCATACTTGTCCAGCGCGACGGCGATTTCCTGCATCGCCTTGGCCGGATCTTTGGTCGTGATGCCGAGAAGCTTCAGCGCTTCCTTGGCCTTCGTCGTCTCCTCGTCGGTGCCGGCCATGCCGGCGGAGAGTTTGAGCAGTGCCGTCTGCAGGGTCGCGAATTCGGTGCCGGAAATCTTCGCCTGATTGTTGAGTTGCGACAGCGCCTCGACCGACGAGCCGGTCGCGTCCGCGAGGTCGTCGAGCGCCGCTGCCTCGGCGATGATCGCTTTGGTCGCTTCGTAAACCTGCTGGGCAATGACGAGGCCACCGAGCACCTTCCCGACTGCGAGAATGGCCGAGCGCGTGTTCTGCGCGAATTGCTTGGCCTGGTACTCGGCTTTGGTCAGCCCGCGCGTGTATTCAGCGGCGTCCAGTCCTAGCGTGACGACGAGCGCGCCGACGGAATTAGCCATGGGTGACCTTCTTTCGTTTCTGTCCCAGTTTGAAGATGCGCCCGGTGCCGGCGATCGCCGCGAACGCGTTGGCTGCCATCTCGGCGGTGGCTACCGCCTTCGGCGTCAGCGCTTCCCGCAGCGCCGGATCGAAGACGAACGGTGCGATGCTGTCGGCCGCCGCGCTCATGCGCGCGATGTTGGCGAGCAGGAGCTCGATCCGCCGGCCCGGCAGCCAGCGCCGATGCGCGTAGTTCTGCCACGAGCGGAATTCGGATTCGTCCATGTGCTCGCTTAAGTCCTCGACGGTCATTCCCAACTCCAGCGCCAGGTCGAACGCAAACGCCTGGCGCGGCGTCAGTTTCCCGAGTTGTCCTCCAAGGGTTTGGTGCCGGCCGCCGTCAGCAGGAGATAATCGGACCAGTCCGCGTCCTTGAAGATCTCGGTCCATTCCTTGATCTCGTCGGGCGCCAGGCGCTTGCCGTCCTCGGTGCAGAGGAGGCCCGCCATGATCGTCGCTTTGGCGTCGTCGTCGGTGGAGTTGGCGAGCGCGTGGAGCGCGTTGCCGTCGGCGACCTTGAGCGGTCGCACGTAGACCTGGCCGACACCGGGAACCTCGACGGGAATCGCCTTGGCCCTGGTCGCGTTCTTCTCTCGCCAGCGGCGCTTCGCTTCGGCGTTATCCATCGGGGTTACGGCTCGAGCACGAAGATCGGTCCGGAGAGCTTGATGACCGCGTTGGCCTTCCAGATCGCCTGCCCGACCGCGCCGTTGAAGCTCGTCGTCTGCACGGTGCCGATCATGATGACGATCCCGCCGTCGTTGGGCAGCGTGATCTTGGTGGCGACCTTGGCGCCGGTCTGTTCCGCCGCGCGCAGGACCGCCTGCACCGGCGTGAGCGGCGCGAAGTTGAAGTCGAGGGTGAGCGTGCCGGCGTCGCCGAGGCCCTGCTCGAATTCCTTGGCCGTCGAGCAGATGGTCGTGACCTCCTCCTGGTCCGCGCCGCCGCCGGCCTGCGCTGCGCCGGTCAGCTCGCAGAATTCGGAGAAGAGCACCTCGGCCGCGATACCGCCGGACGTATAGGCGGTGCCCATGCTGTTGTCTTCGCCCGCGAGCTCGAAGGTGGTGGTGAGCGGGTCGTCGACCGCGTACATGTTGTTGTTGAACTGGGTGGCGCCGACGACATCGGTGATCTTCACGACGTCGCCCAGGACGGCGCTGTGCCCCGCCGCCGTGACGACGGCCGGGTTGGCCAGCGAGATGGCGGTGATGGGAGTTCCAGACGAGCCCTCGTCGCCGATGCCGACCTGGATGGTGGAGCCGATGAATTTATAGCGCTGGCCTTGCGACATGATTCTTCCTTTCAAAAAGAAAAACCGGCTCAAGGCCGGTTCTTCGGGATGACACCTTCTGTATTACGTTTGGGATGACGGGTGAAACGTGTAGTCGAGGACTGCCCGATGGGTCTTGCTCCGGGTGTCGTAGGTGTCGAAATAGTTTTCGCAGCGCGCCGGCGGATCGACCGTTGCCAGCGCGGCGAAGATCTGATTGCGCAGCGCGATCATCGCGCCGTAACTCTTCGCGGCCACTTCGATTTGCGCGTGCGGGGTCGCGGTGGTCGCGGCATCGTCGTCGCAGATCGTGACGTCGGGCTCGACGTTGTAGATCGTGGAGCAGATCGCCGGCCACACCGGCAGGCTGCCGTCGGGCTGCAGGAAGGTGGAGGGATACACCCGGTCAGCGACCAGCGGGCGCAATGCGGTGAACACCACGGCCGAGACCATCATTTGCCGCTCCGGGCGATGCCGCGCTCGAGCGAGCGCTTCATCGCCTCGACCGCCTCGCGCTGCCCGTTCTCGAGCGCGGGCCGGAGGAACGGCTCGGCCGGCATGTGGATGGTGCCGAACTCGACCATGTGCGCGTACGGCGCGCCGCGGGTGAAGACGCCCTTGCGGTTGCGCTTGCCGCGCCCGCGCACGGTGACGATATGCGCGGCGGTGAGCTGCTCGCGCTCGCCCTTCGGCAGGCGCTTGATGATGACCGACTTCAGCAGCACGCCGGTGCGCAGCGATGGGCTCGACTGGATGTTGCGCTGCGCACGTTTCTTCACGACGCGCGCGGCGGCTCCGGTCGACTGCCAGGAAAGCTTTAGCGCCATATCACGGTCGAGCTTCTTCAGCGCCTCGCCCAGCTCGCGCAGGCCCTTGACCTCGAAACTAGCCATCGTTCAGTCCCGACCGGGCGTTGACGAGTACCTCATCATGCGCGGTCTTTACATCCATCGGGAAGCCGACGATGTTGTAGATGCGCTCGCCATATTTGCCGACGTGGCGGATGCGATCGACCGCGGACAGCGTGGCGGTGAGCGGCGAGTAGCGCAGGTAGATCTGGGTGTCGACGTCGGCCAGGATGTCGTTGTCGACGTCCTCCTCGTGTCCGGTCCGCGGCAGGATTTGCGCCTTCACTTGCGCCACCGGCTCCCACGTCAC